CCTTCAGCAGCAATTGCTTCGTTCAGAGTAATCTCGGAACTATTAGTGGCTTGTGAGAAAGAAAAGCCGTCAAGAACAGGAATCTCCCACAAATTGGTGTCTGTGCCATTTGAGGCTGTTTGCTTTAACAGCACTCGGGTATCTCTACTAAAAAACATTGACATAGTATTATCCCTTTCCTACGTAGCTTACAACAAGCTCGTCTGTGCCGTCGAAACCGTTCGGCAGTGCATGGAAGTTAGTCTCTAAAGAGATTACATCATCAATAGAGTGTTGAGGTATTTCGATGTGACAGTGGTTCATTCTGAAGTTTACAGAAGGGCCATTCGCATCAATATTCCCGCCAATGCTAAAGTCAAGATCTACATCGGTAGTAACGTTAGTAGTTCCTTCAATGGAATCTTCAAATAAGTCTGCGCTTCCAGTTACAGCCGTTCCTTTCGGATCAAGATAACAGGTAAAGTTACCAGATACTGATCGAGTTCCAGTTACATGCCCAATTGGCTGATTCACTACACCGAGAGTTTCTGGAGTAATATAAGTAATATTGTTACTAATTGTAATATTACCTCCAGTAAGTGTCAGTACGTAGTTATTTGGAGTGCCTGTAATATCTGAACTTGTAACATCAAGAGACGAAAGCTTATTTTTGATATAATTAGTAGTCAATGAAATACCAGTAACGAAAGGTTCAATTGTTTGGGCAAAGTCTGCTGCTTTTGCAAAGAAGATCTGCCCGGCTGTTGCGTGGTTAGTATCAAGCCATACAGATCCAATTACAGATGTTGTTGGCTCACTATCAGAAGCAAATGCAGGCGGTTGGCTAATAATGGAGCCGAAGCCTGACCAGTTCAGAGTTGCAATACCGTCAATATCGAAATCCATAGTGACTTCATTTACTACACACTTTTCAATTTTATAAGCGGACACAACATCGTTAGCTACCATCCTACGGTTAGCGCCCATAACAAAGTAGATGTCTGCAGTACCAAGAGTACTAGTGTTTGAAGTCGAGAAATCAATTTGTTGTAGATTACCCGCCTGCTGTACGTAAGCTGAACCTCCATTGGCCTTTTTGAAGGCTTTAGCGCTATCATCCCAATATGCTTTACCTGCAACCAAGCCCCAAAGAACTTCCTCTACCGAACGATCTTTTGCGCTTGCAAAGTAGGGTCGAGCATATGTAGAAAATGACCATTCTGCCGGAGCATAAGAATCATTAAACATTTGTCGAGCGCGATTACTAACACCTGCGGTGCTTTCCATCTCCGCAAGAGTTATTTCAGTCGTGTTTGTAGCTTGAGAGAAAGAGTAGCCATCAAGTACCGGAACTTCCCAAATGAAGTCCTGGTTAGTTAGCTTGATAAAAACTCTAGTATCTCTGCTAAAATATATATTATCTGCCATAGTATTCTCCTATGTTTCTTGGAAAGGCTAGGACGTGAACATTTGCTCGTGCCTGCATTTTCTAATATCGAACCTCGATCAGCATCTCTCCGACGCCTAAAGGTTCTAGTACACCTTCATCAGTATCAATACTAATGATTGTGATTTGCTGAGTAGACTGAGCGGCTCCGGTTCTATCAGTATAAGATAAGCTTGAATTATCTTCGAGAACAGTTTCCACATCGTCTAATAAGTTATCTAACGCCTCTACAGCATCTTCATCGTGTACATAACATCTAACAGTTACGGACAAGAATCTATCTTTGTAGCCGCCGCCCTGATACGCTCTTGTCTCTGAGCCTGCATTTAAATGAACAGCAGGAAACTCCTCTACTTCGTCCCAAAACTTAAGTCTAGGGGAGACGTTGTGGTTTAGATCAGATAAAAAGCCGCCAGAACCATCAATATCCTTTAGCTTCTCCGCTATGGCCTTAACTATAGCGCTTCGTCTGGTTGTGTAATCTCGTGTTGCCACTATGTTCTCCTAGTGTAGAATCTTCCGATTGCAAATTCTGCTGCAATCTCTCGAATGGATTTATCAATGAGACTTCTTGGATCTCTTTGACCGTTTGCCCAAGGAGGAACGCCTGCTCCATCCTCAAACACCTGATAAGGATCTCTCTGATAGGTATAGCCTATACTTGGGAATCCTTTATTGGTTGCCATAATATCAGTTGCTCGTACGCTATCTGCAAAGCGCCCTGTTTGGTTTTGTAGACTAGGGCTGTTCATATTCTTTCTTACAGTTTCCGGAAGCTCTTTGTTAATTGATGCAAGTAAAGCGAGAGGCGACCCCGCAACTCCTTTTTTAGCAGTAGTAGTTAAAGTTGTTTTATCACTATCTTTATACTGCTTTTTTGTTCCTTTCGGCTTCTTACTTTTAAGAGTTCCTTTACCTTTTGATCTTTTTACTTTTGTAGACTCTGTTCTGACTTTGGCCTTACGGCTTTTTCGTAAAGGACCAACAAAGTCTTCAATTATAATCTTTCTTCGCTTCTGTACAGAGGAGTCCGAACCTTCCATATAGGCCCATTCTTCGCCAATTTTATCTGCTGCGTTCTTTAGGGCTTTATTGAGCTCAAGTACTTCACCTTTTTCTTTAGAAGTAGAGGCTCGGTTAATTGCCTTACTCTCCATTTTTACACGAATAACGTCAAGAGGAGGACCTTTATCCTCTTTACCTATCTCGAAGGTTATTACTTCCGCAAGCTCGTCTATAACTTTCTTTGCTAAAGGGCTGAGGGTTGTATTCCCTTCGAACTTCCAAAGGGCTTGCTGTACTTTTGCTGCTCGTTGAAGGGAGACAGAGCTATCTTTTTCGTGCCCTAAATCAAGGAAACCTTTTCTACTTGAGATTAGTTCTGCTCGACTCTCTTCTTTCCTACCACTGTTTAGCTCTCTTAGTTTTTTATTTAGAGCCTTGATTAGAGGTCTTTGTGCAACCTGTTTCATTCTTTTAAAAGTGTTAAACACGTTTGAACTTCTGCCGGGCTTTGCTGCTAGTACGAACGTAAAGTTAAGGGAACTCCCTTGCAGCTCTGACGTTCTAGTCCATTTCTTACCTGTTTTATCGAACTCTTTTGGGTGAAACTGCTTGTAAAGAGTTCTTACCATTATTCGCACTTCTTTGCGAATAATATCTCTAGTACCTTGAGACAACTTGTTTACGCCCTCTCGGGCTTTCATTTCAGTCTCTACTTCTTTAATAATATCTTCGGCATCAAGTGTAAACTCGTGCATCTCATAATTACTAATAAGTGTTCTGTATGCTTCTGAGCTTTTCTTAATGTCCTCTTCTATATCCTTCAGGACTTTTAGTAAGGCTTTTTCAGACATTAGAAGTTCTTATACATATCCAGCACACGTTTGATATGGTCAGGGAAGCCTACATTACCAGACTGCCCAGACGTACCTTGGTTCTGGATACTTGCGCCTGATAAAGTCTGACGCTGTTTATGTTCATCTTTATGATAGTAGGAGATTAGATCAATTACTGCTAACTTGAGGTCTGCGGGAGTAGTAGCATATCCTGCTTTGTACACAACCTTAACAGAGCCGCGTCCTGACTCAAAAGAACGTTGTAAGCGAATAATGCTATCAGTTTTGGTATCTACATAATAGTCTGTATTTTCGGTAAGCGTGGAATATGAACCAGATTCAGTAGATCGCTCAGATACAGTAATAGTTTGATCAGCCCTTACAGGACACTCGCTCAACTGAACAAAGTCCTCTTTGTAAAGAACGTCAAAAGTTTCAGTTTTGTCTGTACCATAAAAGTCTATAAAAGTAGTATTACAATAAGTTTTTACTAATTGACTTGTAGAAGTTATTAAATCCTCCAGACGAGCATCATCACCGAAACCAGTGATCTTTTTCGCTGTTTTGTAGTCATCTAAAGTTATTAAGTTTAACATTTTCTATAAGTCCATTAGTAAAAACTTAGGGGAGCGAACTCCCCCTCGTTTTTTACTCTTTATGCTATTAAGCAGCTGGTCGAACCAATGAAGCACCAACACCAGAGATGATCTGGCTGAAGCCCATAGATTGGCTAGATACGATAGCTGTGCGCTGGTTAGCAACTTCGTAATCAGTCTCAACCTGCAAACCACCAAGACGTGGAATCAGGAAGGCGCTACGGTTAGCAACAACAGCGTCGCCGTCAACGCCAAGCTGATCACTTACTACTACAGGTGAACCGTAGAAGTTAGCAATAGTACCAGTTACTTTTGCAGAAGCTGAATCTACCTGTGAGAACTCGTCGAACTGACCTTCAGACAGCAGCTCATTGTATGCAGCTACAGAAAGGATGTAAACGAGCTCTGAAGGATCAACGCCCAGGTTACCCAGAGCTGTACGACCTGCGAGCAAGTCCAAACGAGCCATAGTAGTACCAGTACCTTCGTCAGTAGCAGTAGCACCGTCAAGAACATCTACGATAGTCTTTTCAACTTTCTTAGCCTGAGAGTGTGCCAGAGCGTTCATGATGATTGGCATAACAGTAGCAACCATAGTCTCATCAGTGTTGTTATCGATAAACTGACCAGCAATGATGCGATTAGTAGTCAGAGTAACATTACCCAGCTCGTACTCACCATCAGTACCACCGCCATTAGCGATACGGTTACCATTAGTTTCGATACCACTAGTGCTAGCAGCAGCCATAGTTGGCTCCAGACCTACTGGGATAACAGTCTTCTGTGCAGTTACTGGAAGCTCTTCGAAGAAGTTAGCAACGCGGTAGTTCATACGTACGTTCTCTTCGAAACGATCAATAGCAACCTGGTTTACATCGCCAGAGTAAGCTACGTTAGCTTTTTGAAGTGCAGCTTTACCGCTAGCAGTGTCTTCGAAAGACTTGCCCAGTACTTTAGCAACCATAGAAGCGTTCATGAAGTCCTTACCAAAGGCAGACATATCGCCTGACTTCTGGCCACGACCAGAGAAGTCACGCTTGCTGTTACGCATAGCTTCCAACTCTGAAGCGTGCTCTTTAAGAGCAGACTCGTACTTCTCTACTACTTCAGCCATGTTAGCATCTTTAGCAGTTAATTCTTTTTCCATGTCAGCTTCGAGAGCTTCAACACCAGTTTTGATGCCAGTCTCGATAGATGACTTAATTGATTCTGCTTCAGCAGCTTTAGCTGCTTCTGCGTCTTGAGCGGCTTTCTCAGCTGCTTTCTGCTCGGCCTGCTTCATTGCGATTTTAGCAGCAGTTTCGTCTGCAACCTGCTTCGCAAAAGCTTCCAAGTCGATTTGATTCTTGTCCATTTTGATCTCCTGATCTGCGGAATTAGTTTCCGCGCTTTTCGGTGTGTGGTCACTAGCTATATTTGAAGAAGTATCTTCGTCCTTAGCCAGAGACTGACCGGCTAGATCTACACGATTAGTGAAAGTTTTTTTGAATTCGTCGTATTCCTCAGAGGAATCAAACGACTTCGCGAGCGAAAAAGTAGCTGCCTGATTGCAGGGTACCGATACAACCGATACTTCAAACAACTCAGCGTCCTTAATCATTAGTCCGTCAGTTTCTTTTAGGTAGTCCGCGTCCTTGACTTTGAAACCGACGGAAAAGGCTCCAAGGACACCGTCTTTAACGAGTTCAGCGACATTGCCAGGGGCATTTTTGCTGATCTTACATTCGAGTTCTAAACCATTTGGTCCTGCTTTCATACCTGTGGCTCGACCAATTGGTCTGTCATAGTCATGATTAAACAAAATAATTGGATTTTTCTCAAAATTTTGTAGTCCACCCTTAGTCCAAGCCTCAGCTGAGATTGTATCACCTGCGCGATCAAAATCTGCTGTACTAGCCATACCACGAATCATTACTGATCCATCGTCTGATTCTGCGGCTTTGAAAGTAGATGTTAGATTAAAAATCTTATTCATATTATTTCTCTACAGTACTTGCCCTGAGTGCTTCTAAAGGGTCTTTGCTTTCCTCTACAGGTTCATCCTGTACAGGTTCTTGTGCTATTGCACTAAGTTCTGGAGCTAGCTTACTTACTTGATCTATAAAGACATCCCAACTTCTGTAAAACTTTCCCCAGGTTCGTCGCAGTACTACGTCTGGTTTGCCTTTTGGATAGTCTTCTTTTAGTGCTCTATATGTTTTGGGTATATCGCCTATCTCTGCGAACCAAAGGGCTGCCTTTATAGCGATCTTATCTTTTGCTCTCAATCTTCTTCTTCCTCAGGAGGTCGTCCTCCTTCGTTTGGGTTGCTTGCTGAACCTGCAATGTTTGCAGGAACACGTATATCGTCTGCTTCATCTCTAACGTCATATCCGAGAGCTTCGCGAGCTTCGTTCGGACTAATGATACCGCCATTTACAAGAGCAGTATAATATGCGGCTGAGTCTCGAAGTTCTGGTTGCAGAGCTGGAACATTTGTCACATCTTCTACAATCTCAAAACCAAAGTAACGAGACAGACCTGAATTTAGTTTTGTAATAATCGGCAATACAGTTTCCAGGTAGTATAATCTCATATTCGGTCTAATGTTTGCATTATTACCAGAATCCATTAAGATTGGTGGAACGCCGATTGCTTTCAGAATAATCTTTTCATTCTCATGAATTGCAGTCTGAAAGTCGAGTTCTTTAAAGTTTACATTTGAAATTTTATCGAGTTCCAAACCGCCATCAAGAATAAGTGGGCGTCGACCGCCTGCATCTGGACGGTAGCGAGCCTGCCAAGAGGCCATCATACGCTCTTTAATTTTGTCTGACAAAGTATTTGGTGATTTCAATACAAGACCGGGAACTGCTCCGTTTTCAAAAAACTTATCTTGGAAAGCTCTCATTCGGTTCATAAGCTGCATAGTTCGAGTAGCGGGCTTCAAACGAGATACGCCACGAAACATATCATGGAAAGAGTTTTCTTTAATATGAATGATCTCATTTGCAGAGTAGTCTACATCATTGTATGTGTACTTTTCAATATAAGTTTTTTGATCGCCATGAATAATTACATTATCTGCTGGTAAATGATACAGATGAGCGCCATCGAAGTAGATAAAGATATTACCATCGAGAAGCAAGTCTGTAATTAGATTACGTCTAAAGGTGCTAATATCTTGGAAGGGGTTTGGTTCTTTTGAAAGGAGAAGTTCAACTTTTGCTCGCTTTACTCCTTTTACAACACCTGGCATCCCTACAGGCTTCACAAGGGTCATTACAGTAGCTGCATCATCAACTACCATGTTTACTGCTCTATTTACTACCTCGAGTTCTTCGTAGAAGGCTTCATAGCTACCCGTAAACTCTCTAGAAGATTCAACATTGTTGCCGATCCAATGCTGCACAGGATTGAGTTTTTCCTCAACCTCTACAGTTTTTGTTCCGCCAAATAAGTTATTATACCAAGCCATGTTTTTCTCTTTGAATCTCTACCCAGCGCATCTGTTTCTTTGCAGTCCCTAGCGCAGGATCTTTGCCATATATTTTATGAAGGGCTAAGTGGTGTGTATGACATAGTGTTACTGTATGGTCATATAGCTCAGCGTGGTGCTCTTCTATAAAGTCATCCCTGAGTGCTTGTATGTAATCAGGGTTCAGTTTATTCTTTGTAAGCCACTGGTTTAAGAGCGGAGTCAAACTGTAAAAGTGGTGGAAGTCAAGTTGCTCTGTTTCCCCACAAATACGACATTCTGTTCCTTTCTCGTACTTAGATTTTGCCTTGTCTCGTACATACTTTACTGCATCGCGTTTTAACTTAGGCATTTTCCTTCCAGTTCTTGATTTTTCATTAGAAGAATTATATCGAGTTTAAGGTAACTTGTCAATAACTATTTTTCCACAGGTCATCGCTAGAAGGATATGTTTGAGATTTGAAACGAGTATAGTGCGTAACGAAGCGCATCTGCCATGTGAGATGCCATGTTATGTTTCGGTTTTTCCTTCATTAGATTCGGATTTGGATCCCATTGATACGCATCAAGGCATTTTAACGACTCGTCTGCAGTTTGCTCTACAAACAGCTTATCGTTATCTATGATTCCTGATACGTATCCAATACCATCGAGTATCGACTTCTTTGCGTTAATAGTGGAAATTCCATAGTTTTGCGCGAAATCGAACCTTGTTTGTTGAGCAGCTGAATCAATATAAATGTAGTCAATATCCCAGCGATCAATGAGTTTCTGGATCTCGGCAGCATGTTGGTCAGTTGTTCTCTCAGCATCAAAATACTCATCGAGTAAGTAAAATTCTTCTTTGTCCCAGTCATAAGCGATTACACACATTGCAGTTGGGTCTTTATAGCCCACATCGAGTCCAGCAAATATATCCATCTTCCTCGGCTCAAACTGAGAGAAGTCTCGTACTTGTGTCTCGAAATTAAATTTCCATACCTGACCTTCATAAGTATTAAAGTCAGCCTCATATTCTTGTCGAAATTCTGCTTCCGACATCGACTTTCGTGCTTCTGCAATATCTGTCTCACTCATTCGAGG